GAGTGGGTAGCTGTTGATCCTTGCGAAGAGTGCGACATTGACGGGGAAGTTATCGGCATCGATGAAACCTTTTCCAATGGCGTAGCCCCTGACGAGTTACCTGTTCACCCAAATTGCCGATGTTCTACAACTCCAGCCGCTATTGATTACACAACTTATGATTACTCAGCGGCTTTAGATGCAGCACTTAACGCAGACAATTAAAATAACCATTACAATTTAACAATAATCCGAGAGAAGGAAAACAATGGCTCTTATCCACACAAATGTAACAGTCGGAACAACTCCAACTTTGCTTGTCACTATTCCAAATGGCGTAAAGGGTGTGGCTGTTCAAATTCAAAATCGTGATTCAGCCGCTATCTATGTTGGCGATTCAACAGTTGCAGTTGCAACAGCAGGTGGAAATGGCGGACACTTAATTGCCGCAACTACAGGTGCGCTACAGGTGTGGATGAACGGCAACGATTCAATTTACGCAATTTCAGCCGCAGGTACTTCAGCCGGCGCAGTTTCAGTCATCTATTCAGCCTAAAGGAGCAAAATGGACTTCGCTAATTCCTACGCCGCGATTGTTAAGCAAGAAAAGCAAGCAGACGGCTCACTTCTCGTCTATGGCAAGGCAACCGATGACTCATTAGACATCGACCAGCAAATCTGCGATGACACATGGCTCTCTGCCGCAATGCCTGAGTGGTTTAAGTCAGGTGGCAACATCCGCGAACAGCACTCATCAATCGCTGCTGGTGTAGCTAAGGAATACGAAGCAAAGAGCGATGGACACTACATCTCAGTTCTCGTTGTCGATCCAGTCAGCGTTAAGAAAGTTGAGTCAGGAGTCCTCAAGGGCTTCTCAATCGGAATCAAAGCCCCACGCGTTGTCAGAGATCAGAAAGCCGCCAACGGCAGAATTATCGATGGTCAAATCGTAGAAGTTTCTCTCGTAGATCGCCCTGCAAACCCAAATGCCAAACTCATGCTCGCTAAGTCAGTAGAGGGCGAAACCTCTCTTGTCAAAGTTGAGGAATACACCGAAAAGGATAAATCCATGCTCGCAGAAGTCATTAAGGAAATCGCCGCAGACTCCGCTAAGTTCGATCAGGTGTCTTATGATGCGGCTCGCAAGGGGATCGCTCAACTCATCATTTCAGAGGCTAGCGAAATTGCTGAAACTGACTCAGATGAGCGCGATGATATTGATACCCTGCTCTCTGCCCTCAAGCACCTCTTTAACTTCCGCGATGGCGAAGCAGATGAGGCAAGCGATGACATTTCAGGCTCACTTCTCAATCTCGGCGCGACTGCTGACCACGCCAAGTGCCTAGAGTGCGGTTGCGGAGATGTATCTAACGCTCACGGCAAGACTCAAACAATCGTCACCGGCGCAACGCCTACCAATGAAGTCGCTAATGTTTCAACAGCGACAATCCTCACCCCAGACTCTCTCGGTGGAAGTGTTAAGTCTGCCGAAGGTGAAACCGATGCTCCAGTCGATGAAGCGAAAATCGAAGCCGCCGAAGAACTCCTTGAAGAGAAGGCGACAGAAACCCCAGAGATTCTTGATGAGAAGTCAGTAACGGCCATCATCGAGAAAGCAGTAAAGAGTGCTACCGATAGTGTCAAGGCTGAGATCACCGAACTTCAGAACGCAACAAAGGCGGCTGAAGAGAAGGTGGTGGCTCTTGAGTCGGAACTCGTCATTGCTAAGTCAGCAGCAGCCGCGGGTGGCCCAAAGCGCACTGGTCGCGTTGCTGTAACTGACACAAACGAACTCCTCATCAAAGCCGCTGAATACCGCATTAAGGCATCAGCGACCTCAGACCCTATCCTCGCAAAAGGCTACAAGGCACTAGAGAAGGAATATCTCTCTAAGGCTGGAACACCTTCAGAGGAATAACCCCGAAAGGAAACAAATTGGCACTTCAAGCACCTAAAGCTGCCGACCTCTTTGGAGAAGATGTATCTCCTAAGAAGGCCGCAAAGCTCATGGATGAATTTCAGTCTGAACTGAATAAGTCCTTCTCACTTCCAAACTCAAACGGATTATCTCCAGCCGTTGATCCAACAGGCGCACTTGAGGCTCTCGCAGCCAACAAGTCACTCGCTCCTGATGCTCTCGCAGGTCTGAACAATGCAATCGCCTCACAGCGTTTGGCATTACAGGATATGCAAAAGGACATCACACTTACTAGCCCACTCTCAACTTCTTTCGCAGCCTTCGATCTCGAAGCACCTGCAAAGCTCTTGACACCACGCCCAACACCACTTCGTAACCGTATCCCTCGCAAGAAGGGTGTCGGTACTTCACACCGCATCAAGCGCATCACTGGTTACACAGGTACAGGCACAGGTGGACAAGGACAAATTTGGCCTGGCATTACTGAATCAACAACAACTGCATTCGGTTCAATCAACTTCGAGCGCGGTTCTAAGATCAGCTACTCATCAGATGACATCATCTTGCCTTACAACTCTTACAGCCTCTCAGATTCAGTATCGTTCGATGCTAACTTCTCTGGCTTGGGTTATCAGGATCTCCGTCAGCTCTCCTCAACATCTACTCTTTACGCAACAATGTTGATGGAAGAGCGCATGATGCTTATGGCTCGTGGAACTGCTACAGGCTACGCTGGTTCACTTAACGCTGGCGCAGCACCAACCGCTCCAACAGTCGCAGGTGCTACTGCCGCAGGTTCAGTTACGGCAATCGCCGCAACAACCTACTATGTCTACTACACCGCTGATGCTGGTATCTCATCAACTGGTTTTGGTGAGTCCATCGTTTCATCAGTTGGATCAGCAACGACCACTTCGGGTCAGATGCTCACAGTAACAATCCCTACTGCTATTCAGGGTGCGCTTGCTTACAACATCTATGTCGGCACAACAACTGGTGCTGCCAATGCTAAGTTCCAAGGTCGCACAACTTCGTTGACTTTCAACCTCGGTGGAACAGCAACCTCAACACTTGGAAACCAAGCACCACTCAACACAACTGGTGCAGTCGCTACTCGCGCAGCCGCAGATACTTCTGCTTATGCAACAGGTTACGATGGAATCCTGACAACTGTTCTTGGTGCTAACACCGGGTACAACAACAACATCAACGCAACCTTCAGCAATACAAATCCGGGCACAGAGTTCCAGACTGTATTCGCTAACCTCTACAACTCAGTAAAGGCTGATCCAGATGAGGTTCTACTTAACGGTTCAGACCGCAAGCAACTCTCAGATGCAATCAAGGGTTCTGCAAACGCTAACTACCGCCTACAGATCAACCAAGATGAAACATCAGGCGTTACTTACGGTTCAGTAGTTAATGGAATCGTGAACGAAACAACAGGAAAGTCAGTACCTTTGACTGTTCACCCTTGGCTTCCACAGGGTGTTGCTCCAGTTCTTTCTTACACCCTTCCAATTCCTGATACAGAGGTTTCTGATGTCTGGTCTAACTACTTGGTACAGGATTACATGGGCATCCAATGGCCTGTAACTCAGTTCGCTTATGAGTTCTCTACCTACTTCCGCGGAACTTTCTTCTGCGCTGCTCCTGCTTGGAATGGCGTAGTTTCAGGAATCGTTTCTGCTTAGTAATTAGCAAATAATGGGGAGAGGGTCTTAATCGGCTCTCTCCCTGTTCTATAAGAAAGGCAAATCGTGTCACGCTTAGTTCCTAGAGATGGCTTCGCTAAAGAAGTCGAGATTAAAAGGCAATCAGGTTCAAGAGTATTACGCGCAGATAGATCAGGCTTGTATAGCGCAGATAATCCAAAAGACATTAAGGCACTCAAGGCAGAAGGTTTTACAGAGGCAAACCTCGCATTACACACGCAGGGCGATAATGACAGAGGGTACACTTGTACCGAGTGCGGATTCGGCAGCTGGTTCAAGTTATGTTCACGGTGTGGACACGATCAAGCAAGTCCTAAAACAGACGGAGATTAAACATGGTCGCAGCAGTATCGCCAATCACACAGTTTCAGTCAGGTTCTTATTTAACAATCGCTGAGTATAAAAACGCCCCAACAGCGATTGACTATAACAACCTTGTGATTGGCGGTACCTCTGCTCAACAGGATGCAGAGTTATCTTCAGTTATTCAACGCGCCTCATCATGGATTGATATTTATGTAAACCAACCTCTTATTGCTCAAAACTTTCAGGAGCAATCTCGCGCCCGTATCAGCCAAGAGGGATTTCTCATTCTCTCGCCAGACTACAACAACATCGTATCCCTCAATAGCCTTTCTTATGGCGTGACCCCTACCAACATGACTGCCGTTTCCGATGGTGCACTTCAATCATGCTGGTTTGAGAAGTCCCAAGTTATCTACCCAATGAGTCAGGTCGGGCTTTCCTACTCATCACAAGGCCCACTATCTTTTGGCTTTCCACCATCTACGCGCTCTCGCATTTATGCTTCTTACAACTACTGCGCCGGATTCTGTAACGGAAACATTTCAGCGGCTACCGCCGGTGGAACATCTTTCACAATGGTTGACCCAATCGGTCTAACGGCTGGAACGGTAGTTACTATTTATGATGGCGCAAGCACAGAGCAAGTTGTCGTTTCACCCACCTACGCCTACGGCTCAAGCACCGTTAATATCACGGGAACCCTGAAATACACTCACGCTTCAGGCGTAGCGGTTGGCAATATGCCACAATCAGTTAAGGAAGCGGCAATCTTAGCCACCACAGATTTCCTCAAAGTGCGTGGAGATAACTCCCTTACGATGGCAGTCACTACCAGAGCAACATCAGGGCCAAGCGTCCAAGAGATTATTGGCTCAGACCTTGCCCTTGCCAAGCAGCTACTATCTCCGTTCCGAAGGATGCGCTAGTGGCAGCAGGTCGCGCCAATCTCAGGGCAACCCTCAACTCCTATCTTGTTGGGGCAGCTATCCCTACCCTCAACCAAGTCTTTACATCCTTTCCAAAGCGCATCAACTTTCAGGTAAATGCAACGGCAGGGCAGATGAGTCGAGCCGCCGCCGTAATTTTCATCCAGAGCGAGCGCGAAACCCGTCTTGCAATCGGTGGCGCAACTAATGGCTGGAAACGCGTTGATTA